CATCATAATATAATACAATAATAGCATGAATCTTACAAAAAACAACCTGTTTCAGCGTATATTTTATCGACCGTTTTCGACAAAACATTGCCTCCCAAGTGCTTTGCACTCAGGAGGCGATTTAGAAATATATAGGGATTGGGGGACCTATATACTTTCCTCAGTTTAAATTATAACACTTAAAATCCGCAAAATCCGCAATTTGAAAAATAATTTTTTAGTTTATTTATAGGCGTATGCTCTGACCTATACCCCAGCCTCATAGCAATTGCCTGCCAAGACGGAGCTTTTCTGCCGTTTATGTATCGCCATGAGAGTATCAGCTTGATCTCTCTGTCTTTTACGCTCCTCACAAACTCCTCGATTTCCGACTTGTGCGCCTTAAGCTCCGCCAACCTCGCAAGCTTTGATACCGTACCGCCGCTAGGCTTATACCCTTCGATATGTACCGTATGTTTGCTATATGGGAAACGGCTTGCAGACGTAACCGAATCGCCAACGTAAGAATCCTTAAGCTCGTTTTCTAAATCTTCAATTTCCGCACAAATGCTGCGGTACTGTTTTAATTCAGCCGTTGTCATTTAATCACCTTTCTTTTGCTTCTCTTTCAAAATCAAAACCGCTATGTACGCTTGGAACATCTAGTCACCGTCCTCATCCATTTTTGTACCGCAGTATTCGCAGTAATTTGGCAATTCATTCCATTTATTTTTTGCTTCGGCTGTGCATTTAAATGGCGTGGTACGATCATACCCGCAATAACTGCACAACGCCTCATCGTAACTATACATTATCCATTTCCCATGCCTAACCTCCTGCACGTTTGCGACAGATTGTGCGTTTTCGGCAATAATGTATTTATCCTTAAATTCATAAATCTCATATCCTTCTTTTGCCCAAAAGCCAAGTTTTTCTTGTGTGCATTTCACTCGGTCTATTCTCTCGACTTGCGTTTCGCTACGATACAAGTATTCTCCCATAGTGTGAAAAATATCTTTAGTATTTACACCAACAATATAAAGTTCATATTTATTGGTAAATATAGAATATTTTCTAACATAAAGAAGATGTGTATACGGGCAGGGCTTTAGTTGTTCGTTATTTTTCATTTCTCCTCACGCTCCTTTTTACATTTCATGTGTTACCTCCTCAATTTCTTCCAGTCTGCAAATCATAACGCATTCGTGATCTTCAAATCTTTCTGTCAGCTCTGCTTGATAATAAAACCCTTGTTCACCTCTGCGGATAATACAGCCGGAAAGAATATATTTTGCTTTTTCCAAATACAACTTAGGATTTGTAAACTGTACCGTCTTGTTTAAATTTTTCTTCACCTGCTCAATCGTCATAGCTTTTCTATCCTCACATAAATCCCTGTAACCTTTGCATAAAACTTCTCGCATACTTCAGAAGCCACAAGCGCATCATCAAGCCAAAATCTCAAATCGGTCATGCAGTCCTTAAGAAGCTTTTGAAGATTATCCGTGTCGGGTTTAGTGGCTTTATACTCGCCGTCCTTGTGCTTACCTGTTATCGGGAACAGCCACTTTACAACCAACCTAACACCACAGTAATATGGCTCGGGTATTTTATGTTTGCTGAGATTTGCAGTCAGCTTCTGCCTTGCGTCCTTAAGTTCGGGCGGATCATAAAATATCGGCTTGCCGTTTTTGACTGTTACCTTGTGTTCCTGATGTGTGACAGTCGGCGGTATCATCGGCATAAAAAATTCAGTCATTGTTTCACCTCTCTCTTGTGCGCCCGTTTATTATTTTCCATAATATTTTTCGTGCTGCTTTTGCACGAAAAATATATTATGATAATAATATGTTTTGCGTGCGTCTTACGCAAACTCGAATATTTATCGACTTTGCAACTCATAACCGCATTTTCGATAATTATCGAGTTTGCAACTAACGAACGCAATAAAATCAATTCGATTTTGCGGCTGCGGTTTTCTTGCCGATTTTACCCTTTGATATATAAAAAATGTCAGAAAATTCATTTACCCAGCGCCTTATAGTATCGCTTGACTTCGTCGAATAATCGCAAACATCAGATATTTCCACTTCACCATGACTGTTTTTTTCGCTGCTTTCGTAAGCATTTTCAAGTACATTTTTTCTATCTTCTTTTAGTTCTTCTTTGCTCTTTTTGTTATTGAAATTTTTACTGTAAGGTGAATTTTTACTGTTATATCCGTCCTCAAACTCCAAATCTTTTAGAGCACCTGAAACGTCCTCCTTATGAACAGGATAGTCAAACCAAAGGTTAATAGGCTCAAACTTAGGGAACTCTCTGAGCGTGCCCTCTATTCGCCACGCTGTACGGCTGTGAGCTGCTTTTTTAGCATTGTCAATATCATTTGCCATAAGCTTAAATGACACATTAGAAAGCGTTTTTCGAGCCGTATCAAGCATTGTACTAGCCGACAATAGATCGTCCTGTGATAGATTATCAATAGCCTCCTTGTCAAAGCGGCTTATCCAGTCTTTACAAACTGAACAGGTCAGCTTGTTTTCCTCCTGTTTTTTGAGTGCGTCGGTTATTTCAAGCTCGGATAAGTCAAGCAATGCGTCAGGGTCACGGGCAAATACTCCCGATCCCGAAGCCCTATCCATTGAACGCTTGCTTCCCTGAGAGCCTTTTGAGTGATGATGGCAGTAGATGACCGCACAGCCAAGCTCTGTACAAACCTTGTCAAACTGATTGCAGAAATGGGACATCTGATCCGCTGAGTTCTCGTCTCCCGTAATGACCTTGTAAATAGGGTCGATCACTATAGCTATGTAATCTTTTTTGCTTGCACGGCGTATGAGTTTAGGCGCAAGCTTATCCATCGGTACGCTGTTGCCCCTCAAATTCCAAATGTCTATTTTACCAAGATTATTAGGTTCATAGCCAAGAGCGGCGTATACGTCCTTAAAACGGTGCAGGCAAGACGCACGGTCAAGCTCAAGATTTACATACATTATTCTGCCCTGCGTACAGTCAAACCCAAGCCATTTCTTACCCTCAGCAACCGCACAGCAAAGCTCTATGAGCGCATAGCTTTTTCCTGCCTTAGACGGTCCTGCGATAAGCATTTTATGCCCCTGTCTTAATACGCCGTCAATAAGCGGCGGCGAAAGCTCAGGTAAATTGTCCCATACATCTGCCATGCTCTCAGGGTCGGGCAGATTGTCGTTAATGCTTTCGATCCAGTCCTTCCATTCTAAGAAACTGTCCTTGCCGATGTTTTTATCAACGATATACTGCTTTTTGCCGTTTCTCATTACTCCGGGCATTCGGCTTAAACGTGACGGATTTCTGTTCTGCTTGTCAATCTCAAGACCGTTTTTTCGGCATACGTTATAGAGGTAATCAACTCTCTTTCGGTATTCGTCATAATTCGGTGCGTCTATCTTGACTATTGCGTGTAAGCTCTTACCGCCGCTGTAGACAAGCAATGCAACAGGCAGCTCAAGCTCTCTGATAACGGCATTTTGCTCCTCAAGAGCCATTGTGTCAGATTCCACGAGAGCATAACGGTAATCTGTAACGTTTTCGTTTTTTACACCCTTGCCGTCAAGAGGATTAAATCTTATCCAAGCTCCGGCTTCAGGGTTGTAATCACCGATTACAGCCCCTATATCTCCGTTGCATTTATTTAACAGTTCAATAAGCTCTCCTGCTGTTCTGTCGTAAGCGCCCTGCGTCGGGAAGTGCTTAACCTTTCCTTTGTCCTCTTTCTGCCATGTTTCTGTTACATATCCGACATTTTCACTTGCTTCAAACAGCGTTTCAAGATATGTTACAATTTCATTTACAGGCTCAAAATGTTCAGGCTCGTTAAGCTTTACTCCCTCGCTGCCGCAGCTCGTTACAGCATACTCCTCTTCAACGCTTATCACGCCGTCCCAATCAATCTCATAGTACTCCTTTGAGCCTGTTTCAAAGCCGAAATCCTTTGCCATTGAGACTATTGTTCCGGCTGTAACAGGCTGCCCCGAACCGTTAAAGGACTGCCATTTCTTTTGGCATTCTCCGTCATGGTAACGTGCAAAATCTCTTTTTGACCAGTTGTCCCAATCAGACACCGAATAGCCCTCGTATTTAAGCGCCATGCCTACATTAACCCACTCCTGATAATCAAGCCTTGCAGGGTCTATATATTCAAGTGCCTTAAGCAAATCTGTTTTGTTTTCCATTTATCTATACTCCTTGATACGTTTTAGGGTCTATGTCGTATGGTACTCTCCAATGATTCGCCGCAATGCGGTCAATAAGATTTCTTGCAGTATCAAACTGCCATGAACCGACGTGCTGAAAGCCCTTTCCCTCTAAAAATCTTATCTGCTTCGGCGTTGTCATACCCTCAGTTCTGCGCTTTGCAAGGCGGTCAAGAATAAGGTTTGCCTTTCCTGCATTGTCGATCTCATCGGGAAATATACCGTATTTTTCAAGCTGCTGTTTTTGTTTGTCGCTCGGCGGTGACATTTCCCAGCCGAAAGCAGGAACATAAGAGGACAGATCCTCAGCCTGTATCGACATTTCATATTGCAGAGGATCAACGAGTTTCCTTTTGCGTGTTCTCATCTCCGAAAGCGTTTTTGCTAATGCCTCTTCACGCTGTGCAACAACGTCCTCGCTTGCCTTTTGCTCTGCTTCAACAATATCCGTAGGACAAGCTGATTCGGATAAGTTCTCAGTCATTTTCTGCGCTACTTCGGGATTTTCACAGATAAGGTGTGCCGGTCTGCAAAGCTCGTGCCGTTCTGTATGCCAAAGAAAATCCAGTAATAAAAGCTCTGTTTTTCCCTCGCAAAGTCTTGTACCTCGTCCTACCATTTGACAGTAAAGACCTCTGACCTTTGTAGGTCGCAAAACGATAACACAATCAACTGACGGACAATCCCAGCCCTCGGTAAGAAGCATGGAATTGCAAAGCACATTGTACTTTCCGTTTTCAAAATCACTTAGTACCTCTGCACGGTTTGAGCTGTTGCCGTTTACTTCAGCCGCTTTGAAGCCTTTGGCGTTTAATATTGCGGCGAATTTTTGAGAGGTCTTTACGAGCGGTAAAAATACTACCGTCTTACGGTCAGCACAGTATTTGAGCATTTCATCGGCAATCTGTAAAAGATACGGGTCAAGTGCTGTGTCAATGTCGCTTGCCTTAAAATCTCCTGCCTGTGTTGATACGCCTGTCAGGTCAAGCTTAAGAGGGATAGTCTGAGCCTTGATAGGAGACAAATACCCCTCTTTTATCGCTTTCGGCAAGGTGTATTCATACGCCAAGCTGTCAAAGACCTGTCCTAAGTTTTTCATATCGCCCCTGTCGGGCGTTGCGGTTACGCCTAAGACCTTTGAATCATCAAAGTGGTTAAGTACATTCTGATAGCTGTCGGATATGGAATGATGAGCTTCGTCAATAATTATTGTGTCAAAATAGTCCTCTGAGAACTGTGAAAGCCGTTTTTGCCGCATAAGCGTTTGAACTGAGCCGACTACAACTCTGTACCATGAATTTAGGCAGCTTTCTTCTGCTTTTTCGACCGCACAGCCCAAGCCTGTTACTTTCATGATTTTATCTGCGGCTTGATTTAAAAGCTCTCCTCTGTGTGCAAGAACGAGAACCCTCTCGCCCCTTCTTACACACTCTTCTACTATTTTTGCAAAAACGATCGTCTTTCCGCAGCCTGTCGGTAAAACAAGTAATGTTTTACTGTTGCCCTCGTCCCATTCCTTGAAAACGGCTTCTTTTGCTTCTGTTTGATATGGTCTAAGTTCCATGATTAAAACGCTCCCGGCGTCCAGCCTCCGCTTGCAGGCTGTGTTTTAGGCTGCGGCGTATTAGGCTCAACGGTCGTAACATTTTCGTCATACGCATAAAACTTCTTGATTCTGTTTGACTTGCGCTGATCGCCGTTTTTGTTCGTGTATTCGTTTATGTACACATGGCATTTTCCTCTTGCGCCTGTAACCTCCTGCCATTTCATCTTTAACGGCTCGCCGTGCTTCTTCAGTCCAAGACTTAAGAACAGCTGCGACAGTTTCCATTCCATTTTGGAGTTAAGGAAGAAGTTTTCTGTAATGTCTACAGAATCATCTTTGCCCCAAACCGTAAACGTGACCTTTGCCATATTGCAGGGAGGCATTTTGGCGCTTCCCTCGAATCTTGCCCTTTCAAACTTTGAAACGGTAAATTTATAGTCGCCCTCCGGCAAAAGCGTAAATTCCGCTTCTTCCGCTGAGATCTCATCGTCCCAGCCTAATTCTCTGATTTCTTCATTCATGTGTTTTTCTTTCCTTTCTTAAACTTAAAACGGTAATTTTTTATTTTCCTTGATCATGGCGTGAACCTGCTCCCATGCACCTATCAATACGCCATTGATAAAATCAGGTGGATAGTTGGCAATAGGTGTGTTTTCGGGGAAATACCCTTTAAGCGAAACTGCGAGCTGTATATCGCTTTCGCTTACTTTATTGGCTTCCATAAGATCAGCCAATGCCTTTGGTATTCCGTCGGGTATATCGGGCTTTGTGTTCGGATTTTCATCGGGTATTTTTCCGTCAGCCGTTAGAATTTCTTCAGTTTGCGATAAGTCGATTTGAACTCTTGGCTCTTCTTTCGGCTTTTCCGTACTGCCGATAGGTTCAATGATATGTTTTATCTGACTGTATTCAAATGGGATTTCCTCCGGCAATCCGTCACGGTTTTTAGCGTCCCAACAGGGGTGGTGCTGAGTGTACATTATTCTCTGTCCGCCCTGAGCCTTAAACTTCTTGCCCTCTTTGTCGGTCGCTACGGCAAATGTTTTGTAGTTTGCGAAAAGCACCATATCAGCCCACTCCTTGACGAGAGGCGAGATCTGAGAGCCTGTTTTCTTGCCGAGCTTTAGCTCCCAACGGTCATACTCTCCGATCTCGTCGGGCTGTGAAAACTTTCTGAGCTGTGCATGAGCGGTAAGTACGACGTTGATACCCTTTTCAATAAGCTCCTCCAAGCTGTTTAAGAACCGTCCGAACTCTTCCTTTTCGTAAACATAGCCGTTGCCGTATCCGAAATCTTCAATACCCTTTTTCTGATGCCGCGAACAAAGATCGTCTATGCAAAGTTGTTCCGCCCAATCGATAGTATCGATCACAAGCGTTTTGCATACTGAGGGATTTTGCTTAACATGGTTTATCTGATTGTTAAGCATTGACCAGCTTGTAGGCTTATCAAACCTTGCAACGTCAAGTTTTTTTGTGCTGCCCTCTGTGTCAACAAACAGAGGTTCGGGAAACTGAGCGGCAAAAGTTGATTTTCCGATGCCCTCAGGACCGTAGATAACCACTTTTTGAGCGGTGTGTACTTTTCCTTTTGTAATATTCATTTAAAATGTACCTGCCTTCCATTCTTTTTTATTTTCTTCTTCCGCAAGAACTTGTCCGTCCTCGATAATGACAGAACACTCGTCGCCTGTGGAAACTCTTGTGGCTATTGCCTGAAGTCCTTGCCCTTCGAGCCAGTTCCCGAACTCTGAAAGAGTATCGGTATCCATTTGTTCAAGCTTGTCAAGCAATACAAATCCGCATTTTGGATTTAGCCTGCGTACTATAGCTGTTGCTACTTTAAGCTGTTCAGAGCTGCTCATGTTATCCCACTTAAAGCCGTTGTAGATAAGCTCGCCGTCCTCAACTGAAAGCCCCTGAAGCGGCAAATCAGCGCCGTTTAGGAGTTCTGTTTTCTGTTTCCGTATATTTTCAATCTTGACAGTAAATTCATCGTACTGCTGGCGGTAACCCTTAGCGTCCTCTTCAGCTTTTTCCTTGTCGAGATTAGCTCTTATCTTTGCATTAAGACTTTCTATCTCCGTAATGCTTTTTTCGATTTCTGCTGTACTTTCGTCAACAAGGTTTTCCGCAGATTTTTGAGCAATCAAAGCGTTTTCTTGTGCTTTTTTAAGCTTTGCTTCGGCTTCCAAAAAGGCTTTTTTAGCTTCATCAAGCTCACGGTCATACATATCACGTTTTTCTCTCTTGCGCCTATTCTCGCCGTTTTTTGCAAGTATTTCCTGCTGTTTAAGTATCAGATCTGTAACAGACACTAGCTCTTTAGGTACGCCGTCATACTCCTGCATTTCACGGGCAAACTTCTCCTTTTGATCAGCAATTACACCGATTGCATGACGCTGATTATATAGAGTCTGCTCCTGTGTCTCAAGGCTATACAGAACATCACCGACACCAATTATTTTTAAAAGCGTAGCTGCTTTTTCCTTATTTGACTGCTGCATGAACTTAGGCAGATCAAGCGCAAACTGTTCAACAAACTCATTTAAAAGCTGCTGACCGCCTTTATTGCCGTTTGGGTCAATAACCTTAAGAGAGCTGTTCTTGCCTTTGCGTTCGACTACAAGACCGTTTGAGAGAGTTATATGTAACGACGGCGGAATGCATGAACCCTCACGCTCAGGCGCTGACGGTTTGAATTTATCGCCGCCCAAAGCCCATGCAATGCTGTCAAGCACAGATGTTTTACCCTGAGCGTTTTTACCGCCGATCACAGTCAAACCGTTTTGCGACGGTTCAAGCTTCACCGCTTTTATTCGTTTTACGTTTTCAATCTCCAAACTGTTTATTTTTACGCTCATTGAGATACCTCCTTGCTATTAATAAGTAAAGTTTTTATTGAAAAGCAATAGTCTAATGCTATATCAAAGAAAGCTTGTATCCTTCCAAACTCAACTATTAATGCTTCCGCAGCTTTGTCGGCAGATGATATTTTTTCTGTCTTTGCTTCTGGCGGTGTATTAAGTATGCGAATCGCTTTGGCAAAATTATTAAAATTAATGTTGTAGTTAAAATAATCTTCAGAAAGGTCGTTTAAGATCACTTTAAGCTTATCTAGCTTTTCATCTACAGAGCCAACTACGTCATTCAATTTTAAATACTTATCTTGATAGTCTACTTCCTCTTGACATTTTTTTAATTCTGCTGTATCATTGTTATTAGGATAATTTTCTTCTGAGCTTGTATCGTTTGCTGACGGTGCAGGCTCTTTTTTTAGTACTCTAAAAGCTACTTTAAGAGCTTCTTCGCTTATCTGTTCTCCGTCTTTCTCTAGTACTCTTTCTAACTCTTTGGTCGCTTCTTCTATTGTCATTTTTACCTCCTATGTAACTTGTCCTCAATTTTGATGCCAAAATAATCCGCCCAACGTATCAACACCTGCGGACATATTATCCACATTGTTGCGCCGATACTGTAGATCAATATCAGGACTAATCCTATTAC